TTTAGGCTGACTGGCAGGGCTTCCGGGGACAGCTGCGGTGATGAAATCCTGCTTCCATGTGCTTGGGTCGGTGTACTCGACCTCTACGGAGTCATCGGCAAACTCATCAACCGTTAAATAACTAACACCCATCGAGCCTTTTAGCGTGTTACGCCCGTTGAACATGTAAGTATTGGTCGTATAGTTGCCATCCCGGACGATGCTGAACTGCTCACCGTATTGAATAGGCTCTGCCCTGCCGACCATGCACATTTTTTTAAGCGCCGTCCATAGCGTTGTTTTGGTATCAAACTGTCCATCGTAATAATCTTCTCGTGTATCCCATTCATCAGCCAGCGTCTTAATGCCGGCTAAATCAAGGTTTTTATCGAGGTAATTACCGCCATACTCGGCTTTTAATGCATCACAGAACGCCCACGCAATGTTTCGTGTTTGTGCAATCGGTAGCCATTGCGTGCCATCCCAGACCGGCAGTTTTCGATAAGCAATCAGGTTAAACAGTCGCTCATTTTGGCTGGACAGGTTATCGGTTGCTTTAGCTTTCACTGCCCAGGTTGAGTGATTATAGCTTTGAGTAGACTCCAGATAGGCTTTAAGTCCCACCCATCGCACTTCATCTGACTCTTTAAAATCATCAGCAGAGCTATTAATTCGACGTCCACGAACCTGCACCCGTCCTGTGGTGGTGGTGATGACTTTACGGATGGTGCGCCGGATAGGTTCAACACTGGCTGCAGTATAGGTTTTATCTTCAAAAACCACCCAACTGCCGACACCTTGATCGAACTCATCCACATCGCGGTATTCAAAAAACACGCGAACACTTCGAGCATCTAAACCGCCGTCTTCATTTGAATAATAAAGACCCTTCGGTATAAGGATATCAATTGCAATCTCTTCGGCTACCGTATCAACATCATTGGCGATAAACGGTCCAACATCACCAGTGTATTCAGGTTCATTAGGGGCAAATAAGGTTGAATTAGTCACGTCAGGTGATACATTCACCGCATCACGAAACAATGTGATCTTTTGTCCTGGTGAATAAAATTCGTATTCAACTTCATCAAAGTTGGCAATGGGCGTATCACCAATTTTTAAATCAGAATAATCATATTCACCCTGGCCAATTGAAAACAGTTGATATAAAAACTGATCGCCGCCAATGTATTCACGATAAGGGGCTGAGGCAAAATCCGGATATATTCTAAACCGACCATAACGCGAAGGGATAACCTTACCTAGCCGCGCCTTATTGCCCTGGGCATCAATCGAATAGGTTGGGCTGGCTTCGGGTATCTCGCCACTCTTATCGGCATCGGGAACCGAGGTGAGCCATGATGATACAACTGAAAGGGCAACAGATATCAGAATATTAACCAGTATCGCGCCCAATTCCAGACCATGTACACGATGGCAAACAATAACGGCATCGCCTTCAACTAATACACGATCAGTCCATTTATCAGCTGTGACTTCTTCGCCATTGACCATACATAAAACGTGATCGCATGGCCCATCATAATTCCCACTTAACTGGCGAAATGTATCATCAATGGAATTGCCTCCATCGAAATACACCACGTCTTTTGAATAGACGTCCAGCGGTGATTTAAGAACTTTTAGCGATACGCTCATGTATATAAAACTCGATTCGTTTAAAGCCAGTTAATCGGATTGTTTGAAGCGTTTCTTTACACACGTCAGCCCCATCTTTTGAATGCAGCACAACGCCATCGGTAAATATGCCAATGTGGTGAAATAGTTTGTTTTGTGACATCAGCACCACTGCTCCATCGGTGGGCGTTTCCAGTTTGATCCACTTGCCACCACTTAACTCGCTAAACACTGCCCGGTTAAAGGCTTTGTGATCGTCCGTTAAAATATCAATGTATCGGTCAAGCACAATGCCGTAATGCTCTTTCAAGCAATGCTGAACCAAGCCCCAACAATCAAATGCGCCGTTGCCTGTGGCGTAGGGCTTCCACTGCATGCCGATATAGCTATCAGACCAATGCATCAGGCAAGCCCTGGATGGGTATCAAGCTTGTAAAATATGGAAGGGAACTGCTTATTAATCACATCGGCAAAGGTGGCTGAAAAGGAAACTGAATCCGCTGCTGCTGCCGGATTTAAAACGGTCATGGTGATAGGCTGTGAGGCTGGAGCTGTTAAATCACCTGATTCAAACTCCCTAAAGGTTATTTTGACTGGCTCACGGTTGGCTTTGGCTTGCAATTCGAGCTGTTGAATGATTTCATAACTTGCCCCGTATATTGTGCAAGTCAAATCCTGACGGCCCTTGACGCTCTTTTCAGGGATAGAAAGCTTAAAGGCTGCTTTGCTAAAGGTGACTTCCTCTGATGCGTTATATGGCGCGTCAACTTCGAGAGTGGCCTGTAAATCAGTAAAGCCTTGAACCAGTCGATGCACATTAGGCGAAAATGCCGAATGACTCAGCTCAATAGTGATGTAATAGGTTTTATTGTTGGGGTTGGAGGCAAACAGCTCATCTAATGCGGTAGTCATACGGTTTCAACCTGTAGCGACATTTGATAAAGGTCGCCGCCCATTGGTGTCTGCTGCCCTCTGGCAATGATTTGAACGGTTTTAAGCCCCAACACGCCACCTTGCATCAGTTCAATATTAAAGGGGTCAACGCCGTTGTTTATGTCGGTTTCGTAGAACGCTTCAAACTCTACCAGCTGGGCCAGCGTCATAATGAACGGCAAGGTAATCGTGGACGGCACATTGACAAAACGGTTTCGGATGCGTCTTGGCCCCTGCTCCATTTCGGAGACTTCACGCCCATCACCAGGTTGAAGGACATACCCATCTGCATTGGGTTTAGGTAGTGTTGCACGCCAATTGACCGGCATTATCGTCTACTCCCCACTGCTCGGTTAAGTCCGAAGATGCTTTCCATTGCTTTGGATATATCGCCATCGCCGCGAATGATTTCGGTCGCCACCGCACGTTTTGACTGGTCGACCGCCTCGGCAATGACAATCTGTCGCTCATTACCGTTCATAGTGTCAGACACCACCCGCACCGGCGCGCCATTGTTCACAATAGTAATGGGTTGTGCTTGAGGGCCGTTCATGGTGACGGGAATGCTTCTGCCGTCAGGTAATGGCACATACGCCTCATTCATTCGCCCTTCACCAAACAGGGCCAGTTGTGGGCTATTAGCCACGCCGCCTTTTGAATAGGCTTTTAATGGCATTGAGCCGCCCGAGGACATTACCCCGCCATCAGCAAAGCCAAAGAATCCGGCAATGCTTCCGCCAATACCTGTATTTTTTAGTGAGCCACCGACCAGATCGAATATCTTGGACGCTGCCGCTTCTGCAGCCATGCGTCTGAGGGAGTCAATAAAGCCTTTTGCCATGCCATCAACGCCATCTTTAAACGGATCATATAAATAATCCGCAAAGGAGCTTTGCATATTACGAGCGGCTTGTTTGGCAAACTCGGTCATTTCTTCATTACTGCCTTTGACCGACTTCTCTAACTTGTCCTGTGCTTCATGCACTCCGCGGGTATAGGTTTCATACGAAATCAGCCGCTCGTCAGAACCTTCTTTAGTGGTTGCGATCAACTCATTTAAGAGGGTGATTTCATCCTGATAGATTTCCTGCGGCGTTTTCAGTGTATCGTTGAGCCTTTCGGCAGCCATATTCAGTTCTTCATAACGCTCTGCGACCAGATCGACTGCTGCTACCTGTTCCTGCGCTCGGATAATGATCGTATCGCCAAAGTCAGCTTCTTTAGGCAGTCCGTTGCCTTGTGTGGTGCTTTGGGGTTTTTCTGGTGCCGGCAGGTTAAGATTGGTATTGGTTTGACCTGCGCCCCAAATGGCCTGCTGTAATCGTTCAGCTTCTTCTCTTGCTTCCGCCAATTCTTCTTTGATGCGGAGTTTTGCCATCGGGTTTTTGGCGCTGGCGAGCCGTCTTTCCAGATTATTAACAATCTCGTTTGCCTGCTCTGCTTGCTCTTCCAGGCTATCGGTGAAAAAGGCACCAACTGCTGCTGCCCGCTCTGCCAAGAAACCACCGAGACGTATTGTGCCGCCGACAAAGGCCGCAAAACCTTCCTGAAAGGCGGGATTGCTAATCATGCTGGTAATATCAGCAATCGCATCTGCCATGCCCTGCATATTACCGGTGGACATAAGCTCAAACACGGCAGTTTTAAAGTTGTTTATCTGTGCCTGTAATCCTTCTGCTCTGGCTTCGGCTTGTGTGCTAAAAGTAGAGCTAAGTGATTGCGCTAATCGTGGCAGTAAGTCCTCGGCTAATACCTCGCCGTTTTGCAGCATCTTACCAAGCTCTTGGGTTGTGACGCCCATAGAGCGTGCAGCCATTTGGAATGCGCCGGGTAACACCTCACCCAACTGCCCCCGAAGCTCTTCGGCAGAGACAGTGCCTTTTGAAATCATTTGCTCAACAGCGAGTAATGCACGCTCTGTTTCCTGAGAGCCGCGCCCTAATGCTGTCATAGCCTCAGAAATACCAGAAAATATATCTCTGGTTGCCTGACCTTGCAGGTTTGTACCTCTTGCCGCTGCTGCTAAGCTGGCATAAGCGCCTGCTGATGCTCTTAAATCAAGGCCTAATCTCGCCGCTTCCTGACGCAAAAAGGCAAACTCAATACCGGCTGCCTGAGTGCTTCCTGTTGCGACAATTAATGAGCTGTTAATGGAGTCGAGCGCAATACCGGCATCGGCAGTTTCTCGCACAATCCGGGCAATGCCTAGAACGGCGATAGCACTTGCCGCAGCCGTGACCGCTGCCTTAAGACCTCCAAAGCTTTTTGAGAGCTTATTGGTCGATTTCTCGGCCTTTGCGCCCTCTTTATCGAGCTTATTAAGCTCTGCGGTGGTTTTATCCACGCCCTTGGAGGTCACTTTGACGACAAGGCTTGCTAAATCTGCCATTAGTTACCTCTTAGTGCGTTGCGGATGGCGCTTTCATTTCTGTGCGCTTCTCGGTTGTAGTACGGTCTGGGTAAATCAGAGCGATCATATTCTGAGTATGCATTGGTAAACGCTCGGCCCATTGCGTATATCGCTTCACTTTCAAACGGGGCTAAAGTCATGTTCTGTGACTGCGCCCAAGCGTTAATTTCCGTCCAACTGGTTAATAAACCGCATTCAATCGCCATACTGGAAAGGTAAGCTGCCCCATCTAACTCGGGCAACTCAACTTCCAGCGTGTCAATTCTTGGTTTATTGGTGTTTTTGTCTCTGGAGTTAAGCCACGCTAGTTGCCTTGCAAACAGGCGTATGTTTTCTAACGTGGCGGCAGAAAATTTCTTACATCATGGATGAACTGGATCACCTGCCCGCGAATCGTCGAAACTTCGTAGACCTTTCTGGCGTTTTCAGGGCTGAACTTTAACGGTTTACCGCCGGACTCAATGTTTTTCCAGCCAACTGTTAGCACCGATAAATACTCAATATCGTTTTCAACGCTGTCTTTGGATTTATCCGCTAACAGCTTTCGTGCAATATTGCGGTACTGGCTGGATGAAATGCCATACAGGGAAATCACGATATCCGTATCTTTCCCTGTTACGGGGTCGACTATCACGCAATCAGCCGTATCCTTTTGGGTAATAAGCGATATATCCATTAAGGAGCAGCCACTTCAACAACGCCGGCGCGATCAATACGCACATTAGCGGTCAACATCCGCATGGTGTCAGCATCGCCGCCATTGGTCACAAAGCTAAAGATAAGGCCCATGAAGTAATCAACCTCACCATTACTGTAGGTGATTATGAAAGAATTATTATCATCAGATTCGCTGCCGGCTTTCATAATTACCTGTCCGGCATCGGTGCGGTCTGCACCAATCTCAAACGTGGTTTCAGGTTCATCGTAAGAGCCTTTACGGTGAAGCGTTCCGCGCTCTGCCAGGGTTTTATATGAAACGTCAGTGTAGGTGCGCCCACGAGAGCCAACACTGATCACCTCGCCCACATCGGTATAAGTAAGTGCTGCAAAGCCAGCGGCATCATGTGTGGCAGGCTCGCCAGCAGATACGCCAATGGTAGCGCCTGCAAAAGTAACAACATTAGTCATGGTGGACCTCTATGTAAAAGATTGATATGAAATAGAAACAGGCACGACATACCAAGCCCCATCGCGCGCGCCTGAACCACGAGAGACTGAACGAATACGGATTGTTTTATCGTTGTATGTAAGGTTGCCACGGGGGAAATACGTTGCCAGCTGGTCAGCCAGCACAATGGCTGCGCCCTTCCCTTTATCGACATCGGTAAAGATATTGATTTGATAGATGCCTAAATGCTCGATGGCGCTGGAATTGCCTACGCCCATCGGCTCGGAGTCTGCCGGTAACAGTGTGGCGGAGAGATAGCTCACGCCCGCTGTTGGTTTATAGCTTTTGTTTTCCCATGCCACGCTGATGCTATTGGCTGATGAGAAATTGTTAAGGCGTGAATCAAGTGCCGCGCTAATGTCGAGAAATGATGTGGTCATAGTTTGGCCTTAACGCAAAAAACCCCATTCAAGGGGCTTTTAATGAATTTGGTTTGATTACCTAAGCTTTCGTGCTTGCCTATCTACTTCACGCTGCAATTCGGTCACAGTGACCTTAACCATGCCTGCTGGAGCCTGTTTTGAGCTGCCATCCTCAATAGATTGGGCATAGGGTAGGTTATTGGTTAAAAACAGCGTATCACCCGCACTGCCCTTGCCTGTTACGGCATTGATAGCGGTAATGGTTAATCCGCCTGATTTATCAGTGCGCTTTGTTGTACGGTTGGACTGCTTGTTAATAGACGGTATCCAGTTGGCGCGTAATCGTCCGGTTTTAACAGGCGTTCGTGTGACTATTCTTGAAAACATGCCAAGTGCCGTACCGCGAAACACTTTGTCAGCATCCTTTTCCGTTTTGCTGATGAAGTTCTGCATGTCCAAGGTAAAACTCATAACCGGATTGCAACCTCGTAGATAATCGGGTCACCTTCATTCGGGTTGGTGGGTGTTACGCCCAATATTGTCCAATCTTCTG